CCTGGTCGCATTCCATTCGATTGGAACACTCTACTAAAATAAACCAAATATTATTAAATTAACTACATATGGGTAAAAAAGAAACTATACTCAGACTTAGAAGTGAAGGTAAAAAATATAGAGAAATTGCTGAACTTCTAAATTGTAATTTAAGCTCAGTCTATTATTATTTAAAACATGATAAAAATTTAGAACATTTTAGTATTAAAAGAAAAGACATAGAGTATAAAAAAATAAGAATTGGTTCTGTTAACAAAAGCAAAGCTAGAAATAGAGAAGTGGTGTTAGATTATCTAAAAACACATCCTTGCGTAGATTGTGGAAATTCAGATATAAGAGTTTTAGAATTTGATCATGTTAGAGGAACTAAAATAAATTGTGTTTCTGTAGGTGTAAAAGATTCTTGGTCTGTTGAAAAATTAAAACAAGAAATAAATAAATGTGAAGTTCGATGTGCTAATTGTCATAAAATAATGACTGACACTAGAAGAAAACATAAATAATAAACCAATAATAACTAAATATTAAATTACGATGGGTAAAACAGGCAAAATCTCTACGATAAAACGTGAGTACAATAGTTCTCAACTGCAAACAATGGACAGTGGATTAGCACAAAAAGGTATGACAAGAATTCCCGGAACAGGAGTTTTCAAATATCCTTATAAAGAACTAGATGGTAAGTATAGAACAGGATTAGATGCAGATGCTACATACATTAAACGTATCGCTGATAATACTGAAAGAGAACTCGAAGTTGAAAGAGTAACTAATCTTAGAAAAAAACTTGAGAATAGTATAGGTGATATTGATTTAGGTCCACGTTCTAAATTTTGGAATTATGGTTTATCTACTTCACCAGATGATCAAACTCACGTACAATCAGTTAAGTTGATGGATGGTGATAATTATTTTGATTTATCAAATACTTTTCAAGAAATAGCTTTTTCATGGTTAAGAGTACATCCAACAATTGCTTCTTCATATCAAGCGTGGGAAAGAGGTGAATATCCAGCAGATACACAATTTTATGTTGTAGATGATGAAATAGAGAATGCTGTAATCTTCAAGAAAAAACAAATGATCAATAAAGCGATTGTTAAGTTTGATTCAATGACTCCTGAGAAAAAACGTAAAGTTGCAAGACTATTAGGTCTTCCAGTATCAGAAGATTCAAAAGAGGAAGTAGTATATAATTTAGTAGATAATGTATTGAAACAAACTGAATTCAAAAATGGTAAATATTCAGGATTAAATCCAGTTGAAGTATTTGGTAGATTTGCTGATATGAAAGAAAGTTTACTCCATATTAAAGATTTAGTAAAACAAGCTGTTACCCATTCTATTTATAGAATCAAACCTAATGGTAAAGTTTATGAAGGTGAGTTTGAAATAGCTAAAGATGAAGAAGATTTAATTAAATTTTTAGCTGATGATGATAACCAAGATGAGCTATTAGTATTAGAAGGTAAATTAAAAACTAAAAAACTAGCTTCTATATAAGAGGCTAGTTTAAAATATAAATAATATGATACAAGTAGATAGTTTATTATATAAAATCGATCAGAAACTAAATAAACTATCAACTAATGAGCATCAACAAATTCAACTAGAAGATAAAATTTTAGCTTTAAATGAAGCTCAGATTAAGTTGATAAAACAAAAAATTGATGGTGTTAGTGTTACTAGTGGATTAGGGATGGATGCGTTTAAAAAACGTTATGAAGACTTACAAAGTCTTATAATGAATTACAACCATCAACCCTTAGATCTTACATTAAATAATCCTGAATTAAATCAATGGTGTACATATGTAAATGCACTTGAGCCAAAATATATGTTTTATATAGATTCATATATTTTAGCAGATAAAGGAAGATGTAAAAATAGAAAGATTTGGATTAATCGAGATCTTGCAAAACATGGTGATATTCAATTTATTTTGAACAATGATAATTATAAACCAAGTTTTGAATATCAAGAAACATTTAATTCTCTATCATCAAATGAAATAAGTTATTTTACAGATGGTACATTTACACCAACAAAGGTTTATATAATGTATATGAGATATCCTACTTATATAAATAAAGCAGGATATATAATGTTAGATGGTAACCCATCATTTGATCAAGATTGCGAACTTGAATTATATTTAGAAGATGAATTGTTAGATCTTACAGTTCAAAATCTAGCAATGTATACTGAAAATTCTGCAGCAGTACAAAGTGCTCAGTTCAGAATACAAACAAACGAATAAACTTTATTAACATTTAAAATAAATAAAAATGGCTGATTTTTCATTAACCACGTTATTCGTGGTTCCAGTAGGGCAAGTTGCACTCCCTAGCTCTGGTTCAACTCAAGACTTGACTGCAGGACAAGTAGGTATTTTCAAAAGCGATTATTCAGTAGCAACTGCTGTGAATATTGCTGCATCTCCTTACTTTTATGTTGCTCAAGGTAGAGCAAATACTTATTTGCAAGGATCTAAAAGATCTGACAAGATCAAAGGATGTCCTTCAGGATCTGGTTGCAATTCAAATGTAACTGAATGGTACAAAGTAGCAGGATCTGCTACAGCAAACAATCAAATTACAGATATTTCTAACTTTAATGTACAAGCAGGTGAAGATGTTACATTAACATTACGTGGTCATTCTAGTTACTTAGACACATTGTATTTCAATGGATTTACACGTTCAGTAACAGTTGCTGCAGCTTGTTTAGCTTGCGATGGCGATCCATGTGCTAGTGTTGATGTAAACGCTTTAATTAATGCTTTAATTGCAAAATTAAATGCTGCTGCTCCAGGTACTAATTCTGATAACATTTCATTAAGTGATTTTTATACATTCGCTAATGTTGATGGAACAGTTTTACGTATTACAGGAAAACCTTTAACTAAATATGGTCAACCATGTGATGTTGCTGCTTTCCCATATGAATATGATAAATTGTATTTTAATACATTTATTTATGCTGGTCCTGCTACAACTGCAGACTTTATTGTTGCAGACAATTGTAACACTATTGCTACTGTTGTAATTACTCAACAATCTTCTTACCCAAAAGGTGTATCTGAAGAAATTGCACAATTAGAAAAAAACTTCTACAGCTACCAAGCTGGTTATTTAAAAAGTTTATATAGAATGGGTGGATATAATGAGAACTTTGAAAGCTATGTTTCTTCAGGTTCTGTATATGATACATTCTATGTTAAATTTAATGAATATGACAAAAGTGCTTATATATGGGGTGATTATATCCCTGAAGATTCTACAGTAATTATTGCTGCTGTTGCAGATAGTGCTGTTTCACTTGGAATTGAAGCTGTATTAGAAGCTGCTTTAGGTTCGTTTTAGTGAGTTATAAAAAGTAGAAAAATATTAACAATAACCTATGCCAGGGGAAAAGAGGATAACTCATATTCCTCTGGCATATTTATTTAAAAAACAACATGGCAAACTTACAATTAGACATATTAGTAATTCCTACTTATAGTGTACTTACACTTGGTATTGCAGATGCTTCTATATATCCTACTAATCCTCCAGTGGTGTCCGCACCATCTATTGAGATTGATATTCCTGGATTTGGAACTAAAATATTACCTTTTGTTCCTGGTGAAATCAATGTATTTACATCATCTAATTTAGGGATAACAGATGTAGGTTGTAACCAGCCTCTTCCTGATGGAATATACAGAATTAAATATTCTGTTGCTCCTGCATATGCAAACTATGTAGANAAAACAATATTACGTNTTGANAANCTTCAAGAGAANTTTGANAATGCGTTTNTNCAATTAAANATGATGGAGTGNGANAGANCNNTNAANACACAATCTAGTGTACAATTAAATACAATTAACTTCTTTATTCAAGGAGCAATTGCAGCAGCTAATAACTGTGCAGAATATGAATCTAATACATTATATGCTCAAGCAGATAATATGTTAAATAGCTTTTTAAAAACCGATTGTGGTTGTTCAGGTAACAACTACTTATTAAACTTTTACTAATCATGGCACAATGTACTTCATGTGGAGCTAACGTAGGATGTGGATGTCAATTAACCAATGGGTTGTGTGTACATTGTGCATCTAAAGTTCAAAAATAAAAAACCTGATTATGTTATCACCAAGACTAACAAATTGCCCAGAATGTGCTAACATTCCTTCTTTACTTAAAAAAATAGATTGCAAGTTAGCAGAACTTGGCAACAACTTATTCAACAATATTTCATATATGTTGAATAAACCTGTGCCTGCTGATGACATACTCCAACTAATAGGATATAGAAGAATATTAACTCATAAGTATTGTAATCCTAATTATGTACATGAATACTCTGTAGCAATGATTGGTAGTAGAGTAATTCGTCTTACATTAGGATGTGTTAGTAGATGTAATGAATCAGAACGTTGTTTAGAGGATCCTTGTGACGTTACTATTGTACCAAATCCTACAACTACTAGTACAAGTACACTTCCTCCATCTACAACAACATCTACTAGTTCTACTAGTTCTACAACAACAACTACCACAACAGTTTAAACCTTTTTAAAATAAATAATATGTCATCAAATTGCTCAAATTGTTATAACGGATGTACAGAGATTGTCTCTGACAGATGTGTCAAATATACAGGAATAGATGTTCCTGTCCTAGGAATACAAACAGGAGATTCCCTATCTTATGTAGAACAGGCATTAATTACTTTTCTTACATCTACATTAGATGGTACAGGAATTAAAATAGATCTTACTGGTATAGATATATGTACTCTTGTACAAAGTTATCTTCCTACTTGTGGAGATATTTCAATTGTAGATATATCAAAAGCTCTTATACAAGCTGCTTGTGATATTCAAGAACAAGTAGATGCTATTGATGCTAAACTTGTAATATTAAATGCTGATTATACAATTGGATGTTTAACAGGTGTTACAGCTTCTTCAGATACACATGCTATTGTACAAGCTGTAATAAATAAGGTGTGTCAATTAGGAGTTGATTTAGTAGCTCTTGCTCTTGATCTTGAAACAAATTATATAAGTGTAGATAACATTGATAGTTATATTGCGGCATATATTGGAGGATCATCTCAAACTACTTTAATGTCAAATAAAATGGTTCCTTACACTCCAATTCCTTTTTATCCAACTGTTGATTATTTATCAGGAAAATTTGATGGTACAGGTGCTGGTATAGGTAATTGGTTAAAAATTTATTTATGTAATGGAAGCAATGGTACTCCTGATTTAAGAGGAAGAACATTAGTAGGAACAACTACTGGAATGGGTGGAGGAGCATTTAATCCTTTTGTTGATCCTAGTATATTAGGTAATCCTAATTATTCATTAGGTACTGTAACAGGTACAAATCAAATTACTTTAAGTATTACTCAAATTCCTACACATACACACATTGCTATAGCAACATCAACTATAACACCAAGTACACATTCACATTTAACAGCTGCTGATGAAACAGCTATTGGATTAACTGCTACTAATCCTATTGCTGCAAATTATAGTTTGGGAGGAAATTTAGGATATGCTTTAAAATCTGCAACTGGAACAATTGCAACTCTTGGTAAAACAAATGATGTTACATTAAGTGCAACTGCAACTACACTAGTTTCAAATGCTTCTGTGGGAGGAGGATTACCTCATTCAAACATTCAACCTGGTATAGGTTGTTATTATATTATGTACATTCCTTAATAAATATAAATATGGCATATTCTTTTTTACCTGTTAATCCTTGCTGCACAGATGTAGTTATAAATGATCCTTGTGGATGTAGTTCTACAATTACTAATGGTGGTTGTAACAATNCATGTTCAACTAATTTAACTATTTCTAGCAATGTTGTTTATGATGGTCTTGCATTATCATGTACAACAGCTGAACCATGTGATACATTAAATGTAATATTACAAAAGATAGATGAAATTATTTGTAATTTATTAACACAAATAAATTATTTAAACAATCAAGTTAATAGTATTACTACTCAAGTAATATCTATTAATAGTGATATAATCAATATAAATAATACATTAGATGTATGTTGTAATACAACCACTACAACTACACCTACTTAATTTTAAAATTCAATACAAATGGGAAGTTGCTCTCAAGTAAATAATACAACCATAATAGGAACTAGTAATATTAAATATGATAGTACACCACTTCCTTGTACAGATGTAGATACGTGTGATGGATTAAATACTATACTTATTAAATTTAATAGTGTAATATGTAATGTAAAAACTAATGTCGATACACTTACAGAAGATATTATAAATATTACAGAAGATGTAATGATTATAACAGAAGATTTAAATAATATTCATAATCAATTGAATGTATGTTGTCCAACAACAACTACAACAACAACAATTTAAACCACATTGATTTTTAAATTTTAAATTATGACAGTATTAATAACATTAACAACAGCTGGATCTAATACAGGACCATTTAATCTTTATTCAAATATAGATGGGTATGTATCAGCTTTTGAAACAGGAGTTAGCAAAGTTTCTTTACTGGCAGGATATTCTTCTGCTTTAGTTCCTGATTATACAACAACTATTAGAATAATGTCTAGTGGAGCATGTACAAATTATATAGATGTTTTATTATCATCTACTTCTACCACCACTTCTACTTCATCTACCACCACTACCACTACTAGTGGTATTCCATGTAATAGCTATGAAATAACTTATGATGGTACAGTAAGTGTAACATATATAGATTGTAATGGGGTTGAACAAGTTTATATGGATAGTTGTGGTAGTGTCATATGTCATTATTACTTTTGTGCAAGAAGTATAGTAAGTGATCCAGGCGGTGATGTAATTTTTTTAGGAAGTTGTACAACGACTACAACAACAACTACACCACCACTTAATACATGTCGTGATTATACTGTATATACATATACAAGTGCACAAGGATCATACCTTGATTGTGATTTAAATAATCAAATATTTGTTATTGGTGGATCAGGAGGATATGATCAGGTTTCATTTTGTGCAGATGAAAATTCTATAAATGCTAGTGGAGATTATACTATTGTAGATAATGGTCCTTGTACCACAACTACAACAACCACCGTACCTTACTAATAGTTTTTGCTTAATTAAAAAAGAGCATATATAAAATAAAAAAGATGGATTTATCCAAATTTATATAGTTTAAAAAACTATAGTTTGTTGGTTTTCTATAGTTTCTCCTCAAAGTTCTCTTTGAGGAGTTTTATTTATAACTAATTTGATTATAAATAATTATAACTCTAATCAAAATTATTTGGAATATATAAAAATTATTTTCTATCTTTACAATATTTTTTTAACTAAATTTAATATATATGTCTGAAAATCAAAACTTATTATATCAATTAGAAGAACTGTTAACACAAAAAAGAAGTAAGAAATTTTATGCCGAACGCTTAAATATAAGTGAATTCGAAGTTAATGAGCTTTTAAAAGAACTTAAAGAAAAAGATAATAATCAAGAAATAGAAGTAAAAAACTATACAGAGGAACGAAAAGTAAATATTGAAAAGGGCACAATAGAAAGTATAATTATATCTGATTTTAATCCTAAAGATGATATCGAATTAGCCAAACTACATAAAATAAACTTAGATAAATATGTAATAACAAATTATTGGTCTAAGATGTTACCTAGTGGTAAGTTTACTTCATCTGTTTTTTCAAAAAAGAAAGAAGCAAAAGATTATTCTCCTGAAGACTTTGCTAAGTTTTTAGAAAACTACAAACCAACTAACATAGAAGTTAAAAAACTAAATTCATCAGCTGATAAAGATCATGTAGATGTAGAAATCTCAATAGCAGATTATCATTTAGCTAAGAGAACCGTAGATGGTGATAATGATCCAAAAACAAGAGCTTTAAGATATTTTAATATAGCTCAATCTTTAATTAAAAAAGTAGAAGCTAATTACAACATAAACACTGTAGTGCTTCCTATATCAAATGATTTTTTTCATACTGATAACTATCAGCATCAAACTACAAATGGTACTCCGCAGGATATTATAATGGATTATTCTCAGGAATATGAATTAGGATTTAGTATTCTTGTAGATACGATTAATATGTTGAGACAATATTCTAGTAATGTAACAATTATTCTTGTACAAGGAAATCACGATAGAACTAAATCTTTCTATTTAGCACATGCGTTAGATGTATTTTTTAAAGATGTATATGATGTAGATTTTATTAGAGAACATAGTGTAATTAAAGGATTAACATTAGGAAATACATTTATTGGTTGGCATCATGGTAATTGTAAATTAGATGATTTACCTTTATTATTTGCAACACATCCTCAATATAGTCAAGCATTTGGTAATGCTATTTATAGAGAAGTTCATACAGGTGATAAACATCACTATATGGCTAAAGAGGTGAAGGGAGTAAGAATACAACAAATGCCTAGCTTATCTGGAACAGATAGATGGCACTTAGATAATAATTTCGTACACAGTATCCGTTGTGCATTAGTTTTAGTGTATGATTCTATTAAAGGTAAAGTTGCCGAATTTGAAGAAAGAATTTAAAGTTATGAAAGTTTGCAGAAGATTGGAAAAATAATCCAGAAAGAAGAACTAAAAGTAGATTAAGACCATATAAATTAACTCCAGAAGAATTTGATTCTTTATTATTAAGAGATGATAATAAATGTAGTATATATTCTTTATCAAGAAAAGAACATTTTATAAAATATAAAAGAGATTTATATATTGACCATTGTCATGTTTCTAATAAAACAAGAGGAACATTATGTCATAATTGTAATTTAGCTCTTGAAAACTTTAAAGATGATAAAAAATTATTAAATAACGCAATAATTTATTTAAAAAAATGGCAACATTAAGAAAATTAGTCAGTGATGTTAGAAGTGTCCACAAGATACTTTCTACAGATAGTCTTATAACAGATAGAGCTATTGCTTCTGAGATTAGAAGTAATGCTCTATTACTCATTAAAAGAGAAACCAATCTTAGAAAACTCTGGGCAACTGATACATTATTCACTACTATACCTTGTTTAGAAATGATAGAGGTACCTATTTCTGAATGTTGTAATTATGTAGATGAGTGTACAATTGCTAGAACAAACTTTAAACTTCCACGTATATCAGAAGGTAATTATCAATATGTAATACAAGGAGTTTATTCTATTAACGCCTTGGGTGGTAAAGGAAAGAAATTAAAAGAAACATCTGTAAATAGATATATCAACTTATTAAAACTTCCTATAATTAAAAAAGAAGAATATTTTTGGATAACAAATGGATATTTGTATGTAAATAATCCAATGATTAAATCAATTAGATTTGTTGCATTATTTGAAGAAGATGTAAAAAATGAAATAATGTATCCTGAGTGTGGGTGTGGAAATTCAGAATATTCATTAGAAGAAATTTGTAAAAATCCATTAGATAAAGAATTCCCTCTTCCGGGCTACTTAGAACAACAAGCATTACAGCTTACATCTCAAAAATTATTATCTACATATTTTAATATTAAAACTGATAATTCTTCAGAAGGAATAGATGGTCAAGCATCAAACTCAAAACCAAATAGTTAATGTATTATTTATATAGACATATCAGATTAGATAAGGATGAGCCTTTTTATATTGGTATTGGTACTAAAGCTAATGTTAAATTTAAAAGTTTCAATTCTGAGTATAGAAGAGCTTTTTCAAAACTAAGATTTTTAGGAAAGAAAAAAGCTGGAACACATCTTTCTAAATCTATAAAAAATAATAGATTGGCATATGGTTATAAATGGAAGGAGGAAGATTATGAGTAGGACTCGAATTGATTGGAGAAGTTCTAGTAAAGAAAATTATAATAATTTTTGCAAAAATTACTCTTCTATAA